TTTTGATACCGCAAAGAGCACCGCATCTTTGTTTATGTTAATTGGTATCTGATTTACAAGGGGTGTAATGTTGTAATTGTTTGTGACTTGAATTACATGATTTGGATCTATTCCTGTTAAGGTCACCATCTTCTTCCGTTCTTCAAAAGTGAACGGTGATTTGGTTGGATCTGTAACTCCTGTCATTGTGATATACACATTCTCCTGTCCAAATTTAGAAGCCAGCCAATCAAACACACCTTTATGGCCTTTGTGAAAGGGGTGAAATCGGCCAGGATAAATAGCGAAGACTTTCATTTTGATATAAATATCAGTGGTTTGGGGAAGGTTGTAAATTATTATTGATAACACAAAACCTCCTGCTGGTTAAGGCTAGGAGGTTTGCGTTGATTGTTTGATTATGCTTTCTTATAGAATAACATAATCAAAAGGTAGATCAGAATTGTAAAATTGCGTAATCGTAGGTTAGGTTGAATTCAATCGGAATGTGGTCGCCGTCATTTGACCAATCAAGCGTTCCGAAATTTACCGGGCCGGTCACGAAAGCGCCTTTTAAAGTCCACTCTTCCACCTTGTCTCCAACCGGACCTAATACGTTGATGGTGACGTCTTTTTTGTAGAAGTCAGCATATCCGTCTCGGCCGGTCACGGACTCGTGTTGCAATCGAAGCCATTCCATGACAGCTTGAGCGCCAGATGGAGCGATTGGGTCGTAGAGTGCAATAGCGATATCATCCCACGTTGTCTTGCCTTTGTAATACCTCTGGAGGTTGATGTGGTCAAGAGGCTTTTTGACTGTGGTTGGTTTTGGTCGGTCACATTTCTTGATTAGGAATGATGGAATTCCGTCGAGATACATGATGAATCTGTTTTGAACTTTCGGCTCAAAACTTGTGTAGAATATTTCGTTTGATTGAAGTAGGTCGGCCATATATGTTATCTGTTAAATTGTTGGTGTTTTTTCACTCTAATGTATAAATATACATTCTTAATAAAAATGTTGACTTTAACTACTTTATGTGTAATTATTACGCTACCTTTATACCAAAGATGTATTATGGCAAGACCTAAAAAGAATCCCGATTTTGTTGAGAAGACTTGTCCTACGTGTGAATTACCATTCAACATATCTTATAGGAAAAAACACCAAGTTTACTGTTCAAAGTCTTGTGCACAGAAAAATCCCACGACTATTCTTAAAATGGTTTCTAGTCAAAAATCCACCTCGCTTAAAAAATATGGGGTTGACCATCCGATGAAATCTATGTCAGTTGTTGAAAACTTTAAAACATCGATGGTTAAAAAATATGGTGTAACATCTGCTCTTAAATTGGAGAAATTTGTTGATAAAGCGGATAATACCAGATTTGAAAGATATGGTGATGCTGGTTATAACAACACAGACCTGCGTAAGAAGACGTGTATTGAGAGATATGGTGTGGATAATCCTGGCAAGGTTCAATCTATAGTGGATTCTGCGACCACTAAACGTAAAAATAACCATTATGAATTTTTGTTAAAATATTGTTCTGATCAAGGTGTCGAATTTTTGTGTTCTAAGGAAAATTACAAGGGTTATCACTTTTCAAATGAATATGAATTCAAGTGTATTAGTTGTCAGAGGAGGTTTCTTGGAACAGTGTATGCGTTGGAGAATATCTTCTGTGATTATTGTCACCCCGAAAGAATTTCTTCTCTTGAAGAAGATGTTTATAAATTTTTACAATCTATCCTTAAAAAAGAAGAAGTGATAATCAGAAAAGATAGAACGGTGTTGGTAGGGAAGGAATTGGATTTCTATGTACCATCTAAAAAATTAGCTATAGAGATGAACGGTCTATATTGGCATTCTGAACATGGTAATGGAGTCAAGAAAAATTATCATCTCAATAAAACTAAATCGTGTGCTTATCATGGAATTTCTCTCCTTCATATATTTGAGAACGAGTGGTTTAATAAAAGAGACATCGTTAAATCTATTATCAAGACTTCTTTAGGTATACCGTCTGTTAAAGTGTTTGCAAGAAAATGTGAAGTAGTTCGTGTGAACGATTCTGATAAGAATGTTTTCTTGAATAAGAATCATCTTCAAGGGGAAGATAAATCGACCGTTAAGTTGGGTTTAAAATATAAAGGAGAACTGGTGTCTGTGATGACTTTTAGAAAAAGTTCTCGGTTTGAAAAGAATGTTGAATGGGAACTCACAAGATTTTGTAATAAATTAGACACAGTTATCGTCGGTGGAGCGGGGAAACTATTCTGCCATTTTTTGGAAAATTATAATCCAAAAATGATTGTATCCTATTGTGACCGACGGTATTTTTCGGGGGGAGTATATCAGAAACTTGGTTTTAATTTTGTAAAGCACACTCCTCCAGGATATTCAGTTATTATAGACAAATATAAAGATTTAAGACATCGGATGAGTTTTCAAAAACATAAGTTATCAAAAATTCTCAAAAGTTTTGATCCATTAAAAACTGAATGGGTTAATTTAGTTGAAAATGGTTACGACCGAATTTGGGATTGTGGACACAGTAAGTGGATTTTTACTTCGGCTTAATCTGTTCATCCAAACTTACACTCTTATCGTAGATTTTAGTCTTGAGTTCACGAATCTTGTCAAGAAATCCCTTGCTTCTGATTAACTTGAACACAAGATTTTCCGTGCTTAATTCACCATGTTCGGAGTCTAATCCTTTTTCCCTCATTTTATAAATGTCATCAAGCAGGGATTTTAACCCCTCAGGTGTCGGTGATAGGGAGACTTTGTGTATTTTTGACACGTATTCACCGAATTTCTTTTTTATCAAATCTCTGTCTATTTCTACCTTCTCTTTTACCGGTTTAACTAACCATTGATTCTTTAATAAAGAAAAGATTCCCGTGGCATGGGTTTCATGTTCAATGTCCTGTATGTATGTTTCCACCTTATGACCCTTTACCTTAATATCGTGTTCAGCGTTCCATTTCTGTTTTAATGCGTCCAGATAATTTACTATCGTGTCTTTATCAGTCATCCCCAATTCTTTTGTATCTATTACAAGATGGACATCTAAATCGCTTTCAGGAGTCCAATTATAATTAGCTGAACTACCTATTAAAATAATGTCCTTTAACTTAGCTTTAATTTCAGTGGATTCATAGAAATCTTTGGCTATTTTTATCAGGTGAGCAGCAACGTCCTGATGAATGTTCTGAGACACATCCCAAATATCAGGATTTAGCTTTGCGTTATAGACCCTCTGATTAAACATATCTTAATAATTGTTTTATAGAATTCCTTGCTGATGTGTGGTGTATTCCGATTCCTCCGGCACCTCTCCACTCCTTGATATTTCTATCGTAATCATCTACTAGAATTTTATTGTTCCAAGCATACTTCTTTTTATCCCTAGTAGAATCAACAATAATTATGTTACTGTTGGGGATTTTGTTTAAAAATCCATGATTCCTTAACCATTTTATTTTTCCTTGTTTAACGAGATTGGAACCGTGGTTTCTTTTACTTGAGCTGCTTAAAACGCCTACTCTTAAAAAATTAGAAAATACAAAATCTTTAAGTTCTTCCATATCTGGGGTGGGATTCAATTTTTCCCAAAATTCAGAACCTTGGTCAAGGATGAAGTTCCAGTATTTCTTTTCTCCGAATTCTTCTTCATAAGAATCGGGGTGCTTACCGGTCAATCTTTGAAAGTCCTCTTCAAACGTGCACAAAACACCATCCATGTCGAGGTATATTGTAAAATCTATTTCAGCCATATAAATATGTTATCACAATATAAATAGTTGACAACTTAATTTAAAGTTATAAGGTACAAGCAATAAGCAGCTAAGCAATATCGAAAATGAGTTGCTTAATTAGTAAATGCTTAAGGTTAGGTTAGTAGAAGTTTGAAAGTGAACCCGTTGAAGCTGTACCTATCCAGATAGAATTTCTCAAACGATCCGTCAATTGTCCAATCCGACGAAACTGGTTGTCCAAAATCAGGACCAGGTAAAACATGACTTAAATCACCGTCATTATACTCTACAAATTCAGTATATGAACTTGCGTTTTTCATTGATAATAAATATCAATTCAAACACACAGACCACACTTTAAATCGTGGTTCTCCCAAATAATATTTACTTCATAACCAAAAGATTTTAGTAAACTTATTCGTATTGAATCTCTATCCCAAATTTCTCCTGCAGTTAGCTTCAAACTTTTATTGTAGAAATCTTCCTTATAAATGTCAGGATTACAATGCCAATAATCACCGTAACACTCGATTATAAGATTTTTGCTTGGTATAAAAATATCCACCGATCTACACACATCTTTTAAATAATGTTCTAAAATTGCATCCTCGTGAACCAACCTTGTTTCGTCAAAAATCTTTTTTTGAAATTTAGATATCCGCCTTCCGTTAGATCTGATAAATTTTGGTAAATCAAAAACACATTTGACTCCATATCTTTTAACACACGTTTCCTTATTCTTTTCCATGTTATTAAAGGTTTCGTCTCCATATTTTTCATATTTTGTCTTTCTTATTTTTAAAACAGACAAAGGATTATTCATAGGATTATTCTCAGTGGTCCATTTTCTCTTTTTTTCTCTAGCTATAGGAGATTCGTGCCTACATTTGTCAGAACAATATTCCGTTAACCTCCCAGTGCTTATATGAATAATTCTTTTATATCTTTCAAACAATTCTCCACACGTTAGACACGCAACGGATTCTCGATTTAAACTTTTTCTCCACTCATACATCGACTGTCTATCTATAAACCGTTGATGTCTGTGTTTATAATCCACAAAGAATGATTTTCCGCTCCATTCACAAATTTTTTCTATATTTTTCATAAAATCTACACCAGAGTCACTGTTGGAAGAACATTAAAATCCTTCTTCACAAAAAGAAACCCCACATTTTGTGGGGAATCCTTTCGTTATTTGTTATTCGTTAAGCACCGGGGAAAGTTGCGCCCGATGGCAAGATATTGAAGTCAAGAATAATAAACTCAGCAGTTTTAGCAGGCTGTAGATAGATTTGTCCATAAAGAACATTTCTATCAACAAGATCTGCGGTGTTATTAGATTCATCCATTACTACCTGGAAGGCGTATAATCCACTTCTCTGTTGAACGCTTTCCAGATAAGGATTAACAATAGCCAAGAACTTATTCCTTGTCACAGCAACATTCTGTTCAAAAACCAAGAACTTAGATGAAGAAGCAATAAACTTCTTCAATGCGATAAGAAGTCTGCGGACGTTAACTCGATCCAATGCGCTTGGTGTCACCTGTAGAGTCTTCTGTCCCCATACAGATATTCCCTGACCAGGGAAAGCAGCGATAGGATTAACCCTACCCTCATAGAGAGTATCACGTTCTTGGTGGGTAAGGCGGTCCAAGACTTGAACTGCCTGCGAAATTCCACCACGATTCAAACCAGCAGGAGCAAACCACTCTGCTGCCGAATTGTCGTTAGCAGCATAAACTGCCGGCAACACAACAGACGGAGGAACACTTATAATCTTGTTTAAGTTAGTATCAAGGATCTTCACCCAAGGATAATATGTGGCTACATAGTTGCTATCAAACGTCTCAGCTTGAGAAACAGCAGCGTCAATTAACCCTGTGCTTTGATTTGAAGCAGGGAAAACTACGTTATCCATGATATAGAAACAATCTCCACGAGCCTCACACATATCAATAACAAGGTTGGTTACGTAAGAGTGTAAACTTGAGAATATACCAGGAGTTACGATCAAGTTAATATCAAACTCGTCAGCATTACCCAAAGCAGCGACACATTGTTTATAAGCGACGCTTCCTGCACTTGTTATATTTGTGCAATTTAATCCCTGCGTGTTACCAGCGATAATATCAGAACCGACGTTAATCGGAACCGCTGGCCACTGTCCGTCGAATCCACCCTGCATACCCATTACAAACTTACGCTTCTTAACGTTGGTAACTTCATCAGCAGCAACATAGTAAGAAGGGACGCCGTTTCCAGAAGTCACACCACTGGAAGTATAATTTGTTTCAAGGTCGAAATCTACATTTTCTCCATTGGAATCGTTAGATCCAAACTCCGGGAGAGGAGCAAAATACTGTTCATTGTCTCTATCACATCCAACTCCCGAAGAAGCCGTAGGATACAGTGCAGCAAGTTCGTCACTTGCTCCGACAGGAATATCACCTATCATTACACCTGAAGCATAACGTCCAGGAGCTTCACTGTAGGTTGACGCCTTAGTGTATCTCATCGGAGGTAAGAAACTGCTATAGTTACTATTGATCGGAGTCGAATAAGCACGGAATCCGTAAGGAACAGCTGCTACAGGATACGTATCAGTTGTCATCTCGATTCGGATATACTTACTCAACGTTGAATAGGTTCCAAACTCAACGATCTTTCCAGCAAACGTTATGTAATTATACTTATCTCCTATTCTACGAGCAACAAAGTTTGCTGAGTTAGGATCAAGAGACAAATTCTGGAAGGTTTCCAAAATCTTAGGACGCTTCTCAGTGTCATTATAATCCCTTACAGTCAAGGTAAACGTTCCGTAATCAGAACCAGGAACCTGTCCCGCAAGTTTCACGTTACTTATCTCAACTTTAAATCTCTTGTTTTCCGCCGTTCCATCACCCAAGGTATGAACTTTAAACAAATCATATTTAGTAGAAACCGACGTTCCACTTGCACCCTTCCAAGGAGCAATCGTCTGTGATGTAATCCAAGGTGTAGAAGCATGAGTTAAGGAAAACTCGCTATCAGCCGTTGATGGAGTCAAAGACGCTGCGTCCGTGAAGTTCAAAACATCTCCAACACGAACCTGACCTTCGACCGACGTTCCCATACCAATCATCCAGTTTTTCTTATTAGCCTTTACCTTAGCGATACTATCCTCGAATATCTTATAAAGATATGCTGCTTCAATCTTCTGCCCACTTACTTGAGTGGAAGGATTTCCCGCAGTAGGATCTGATCCAAACACGGATGTAATATACTTAGAACTATTCGGGTCAAGTGAGAAATCGTAGGTCCCAAAACCGCTTCCAGCAGAACTGCTCAATTGTATAGCGAAATTAAGAACCGTAGCCCTCTCTGAGACACCTGCTGCTCCGGAAGAAGCCGTCACAGTCGATAAGATTGAACCGCTAAATCCAGGAACACTCAAATCAGACGTTGATTGAGTTGCGTTCCGCGTGTTAGCAAGGATAGCAAGAATCTGAGGAAGTTCCGCGCTTGATGTAGACGCACATGGGTCGGAACTAACTACACTTGAAGATGTAAACGTTCCAGTGTAAGGTCCAAAAGAACCGCTTACTTGACCAGCGGAAAGATATAACACTGTTCCACAACCACCGGAGGAACGATAAGCCTTGAATACCGCATTGTTGAGTTTCAGAGAACTTCCCGCTACAACGTTAAATGTCGATGACGCGGTGACGTTTAACTGAGCAAAACTCATAGAGAAGTTAGAAACTGTTTCAGTAGACTCCAATAATGCTTGCGCCAATTTTTCAGCAGCAGTCTTCGATGAATTTCCCTGAATGCTTGATGTGATATAAACTGTAGCAGCAGATCCTGTCATCGTATTCACCGTTCCGATAACAGAAGTCACACCTGCATACTCCAAACTACCAGAGCCGGCAGGAAAGAAAGAACTCGTGTTATTTTCAAAAGTCACGGTAACAACCGCGCTCATACTTATAATTGCATTTGTTACACCAGATGCAAAACTTGCGGAATTTGGTGTGATAAAATCTGTAATGGTTGTGGATCCACCTGTGCTTTCCGCATATGAAGGAATAGAATTTCCGGTAGAACCCGTCTCGACTGATGCAGACACATCAAGCCTAGTCCATGTTCCCGGTATAGCATAAATCATCAATGGATTGTTCTGCTTATATCCAGTTAAAGCACCAACGCGACAAACAGTGACCTGCCCCTGTTCCTTTAAATATTCCTTAGCAGTATAAGGACCGTAAAACACTCCGTCAGCGACACCGAACTTCTCTTCAAGTTCAGCGACACTTCGGACTAACGTCGGCGAAAATCCTGGTCCCTTAGCAAATGGAGCCACTACGGCTCCACCAATGTCGGCTACACCTTGAGCTAATCCGCTCAAGTCGTTCTCTCTCGTGAAAACTCCGGGACTCACGACACGGTCCACGGGACTAAATTTACCACCTTCAGTGATCGGCATAGGTTATTTTCCTTTCAAAATTGTTGTTAGATTATTAAAATCTAAATATAAATATACTCAACTTTTTGAAACCTCAACTATTTATGGGATTATTTGGGGAAGGCAGAAATGTACCGTCTTTTAAATTAAGAGTACCGTCACCATACTTAGAACTTAGAGATTCAATCAAAGCCTCCTCCTCTTTCTGAAGAGCCAGATATTCCGTTTTAGCTGTATTCTCTGCTTCATTTAAATTTTTTATAGATTGTTCTATAGAAAGCCTTTCCAACGTTAATTGTCCAAAATATATCAGTTTTTCTTGATATTTTGATTGTAAATCTTTAATAGCTTCAATATCTTTTTCAGAAAACTTTTGTGGGGTCATATATGTTATTTGGGTTGATCCAAAACATCGGATGATGTTTGAGAGACTGATCTATCATATAATTCTTTATTTAAAGCACGAAGATTATTTTGACAAATTTCTAACTTAATCAATTCGTCATATGCCAAAGCTTTAATTTCTATGTCAGATAACTTTTTTAAATCTAATATGTTATTCATAATCATAACTATAAATGGAAATTTATATTAAATTAGAAAGCTAAATAATAGAAGATGTGACTTCCGTTGATTGAGTGGCGGTCAATTCTTGAGCTTTTGATATATCTACGCCAATAATGGTCATTCCTGAAACGTTTGATAGATACAAATTTAACAGTTGTGAATAAAGATCCGATTCAGAATCCCAATTTGAATAAAATTCATTAAACGCTTCGCCCTCAAGACGAATCTCACATATAGGCGCAGAAACCCTTTTCCCAGAAATATCCACGGGAATAAAAGAAAGCACGGCTTTTGGATTTAAAGAAAATTTCCCAGAAATATGAACTTCGTCAGATACATATCCGGCTACTGTAGCTATATTGATTGGTGTGAACGTGAACATAAAATATTTTTTATTGAAGAACTTACCACGCCGGGATATAACGTGTAGTTCCATTATCGTTTATTGGAATCCATTTGGTAGGATTTCCACTCACAGGAGCATTAGAAAGAGTTCCAGCGAACGACGCGGAACCATTAGTTAGCGCGGCCGAGGTCGTCAACAACGTGCCACCAGGGAAAGTAACTGATCCTGAAAAGGTGGCAGCACCGGCAGAAAGTGAGCCTGTATTACTTATAGAAGCCAACAAAGACCCAGAACTATTCTTAACTTGAAAAAGATCCGAGGTTTGAGATACCGATCCTTTGACAAGAATACCGACGGTGCTGTTGGTCACAGTATCCACTTCTAATTGAGCCGCCGGAGACGAACAAGCAATACCGATAAGTCCAGCAATTGTGGTTGTTGTTCCAGTGACACCTGTCCCGAAAATTATGTTGCCAATGTTTAACTGATTGGATCCAGTTGCGGACGGTGCCGAAATGCTGGCCCCGATGATGATGTTTTTCGAGCCGGACGTGTGGTTAGTGGCTGCGTTGTAACCGATGTAGATATTGTTACTTCCTGAAACAGTGTTGCCGCCAGCAATAGCTCCGATACCTATATTACCGTCTCCGAGGATTCCATTCAATGCCTGATACCCGAATGCATTGTTGTAGTTTCCTGTCGTGTTATATTGAAGTGCCGCTGTACCGAATGCGCAATTTGCAGAACCTCCGATCTGCGCGTTGCAGGCGTAGTAACCTACAGCGACCGAAGTTCCGGTGGTTGCCCTTTCAAGAGCTTGTTGTCCTATTGCTACCGACCCCGCGTTGCCAGTGACGTTATCATTTAGAGCACGATAACCGATGGCGACATAGTAACCGGCAGATGTCGAACTTAATGCAGCGTTGCGACCAATAGCGACAGCACCGTCGCCGGTAGCTGCTCCGGCCATCGCATTGACGCCAATAGCTACAGCGTTAGTAGCCGAGGTAAGACCTGCCATTGCACCATCACCAATGCCGACACAGTTTCCACCAGTCATAGAGGCCAATGTTGGGTTGCCAGAATTTCCGAAAAACCAGTTGCTTAACGAGGTCTGTCCATAAGCCATTCGTATATTATTAAATCGTAGATACTGGTTCGATGCCATTTTTATATCACCTGCGGTTGTTAAAGCTCCAGAAGAACTTATAGACAACAAAGAAACCGCTGAGGAGTTTTGGCATTGCAGCAGGTCGGCAGTCTGAGAGGATGCTGCCTGAATAATCTGCCCGACCGTTCCTGCGGCTGCGGAAACGACGTGGATGCCTGCTGACGGGGTTATCGTGTTGACCCCGAGGCGTTGCTGCCAGTTGAAGATAAATCCATCCGAATTACCGGAGGACTTTACTTTTACCCCCGTCGTATCGGTTACATAAATAGCGTTTTGAAGTGAGCTTGGAGTGCCGCATTGAACCCCCAAAAAGGCTGTCCCAGCAGCGTTTTTTGCAGCAAAGTAGTTCCCTCCGGTGACAATAACACCCCCGGCAAAGGTCGCTAGACCGGAGTAGTCCAACACCATACTGTCATTCCCAAAACCGCTCCCCCCGGAAACCTGCACCACGAATTCTCCGAAACTACCGCCGTAAGGTGTGGACTGTCTGCCACCAAAACGAGCAGCAGACTTTTGCGTCGTGTTGATGAAATATGTGTCGATCCAAGTTCCTGCTGATGCAGTAACATTGGTGTTATACAAAGAAAATCCTACTGCTCCAGTGGCCGATGACGCACTATATTGTATCGTTCCGGAAGTCGAACCGCCAACGAGAGGAAGATATGAACTTGCTGAAACTGCATAACTAGCTGAACTTACCACTCCGAATACATTAGAACTTGTAATATAACTTGATGAGAGAGATGTTCCCGCAGAAGATGCATAACTGCTTGATGTTGACCAACTGCTGGTTATGTTATATTTACTTCCAGTTGCAATGTTAGGAGCATTTAAAGCGTAACTAGCTGAACTTACCACTCCGAATACGTTCGATGATGTGACATAACTTGACGAGAGAGACGTGTTAGAAGAAACCGCATAACTGCTTGATATTGATGAGGTTGACCAACTGCTGGTTATGTTATATTTACTTCCAGTTGCAATGTTAGGAGCATTTAAAGCGTAACTAGCTGAACTTACCACTCCGAATACATTAGAACTTGTAATATAACTTGAAGTTAATGCTAAATCTGAATTTGAAGAATATGAAGAACTCAACACTGTCATCGAACTCGTAGAACTTATTGACAATTTTGTGTCCGCATAAGTTTTGACTGCTAGTCTTGAAGGAACGGTCAAGTTACTTGCAGTAACGAAAGTGACGTCAGTATCAATAGGTATTCCACGAGTGGTTCCCTGTGACATTACCGTTCCTCCCCAATGTTTATTCTATGTATTTTTTTAATCATACCGAAAACGTATCGATCCTGTTACATCACTTATGAATTTTCTTGTCCGAATAAGTTAAAAGCCAAGGTTGCGTCCGTAGCATACACCGAAACTACGTCTGTCTCCGCTAACGTAATTCCAATAGTAGCTACAAACGTGTCATTCCCCGCGATCAAAGTATCGTAATACAAATAATGTTTATTATCTATTGCAGCACCCGATGGGCGGACTGCCACTCTAAAATGCGTTTCAACCGAATTCCGATTGCACACTACTATTGAAGAGATCACTGTATCGGTTGATGCGGGAACCGTATACAGATCCGTTAACGTCGTCGCGAGAGGATCAACCTGACCCAAAACTTTTCTTGTTGTCACCATAATTATATTAACCTCCCATTAGTAGGAAGCTTTGATTAAAATTAACCTCTAATACATATGAAGAAGTCGCGGAATATGAACTACTAATTGCTGTGGATGAGAGGGTGGCGGAATCCGCAAAACTACTTGACACAGAGTAACTTGAACTAAAAGAAGTATCGGATACACTCGTCCAACTAGATGATAGAGAAAAGTCTGCCCAGCTGCTTGATATAGAATAACTAGAAGAAATCGAGTTTACAGAACTCGTTGACCAACTGCTTGTAATAAAAAATGTGCTTCCTGTGGTAATAATCGGAGCGTTAGAAGCAAAACTTGAAGACACCGATCTACTTGAACTAAACGCGTAACTTCCGGAAATAGACACGCTCGCAGAAGAAACGGTTCCAAAAACTTTAGACGACGTTACATAACTTGATGTATTGGATGTTCCTGAGTTTGTAGAATAACTTGAAGAAATTGAATTGGACGACCAACTACTTGTTATACTATAACTACTTCCAGTTGCAATGTTAGGAGCATTTAAAGCGTAACTAGCTGACGTCACGATTCCAAATACGTTCGATGATGTGACATAACTGCTTGTTAAAGAATTTGTCGAATTTATTGAATAACTTCCAGAAATAGAATATGAAGCGGCACTTGAACTCAATGAAACGGATGATGTATTTGAGTAACTCGAACTGTTAACGACTCCGAATACACCAGATGAACTGATATAACTAGAGGAAACTGACGTCATTGAATTAGTCGAATAACTACTCGATATTGAAGAAGTTGACCAGCTAGAAGTTATGTTATATTTACTTCCAGTTGCAATGTTAGGAGCATTTAAAGCGTAACTTGCGGAAGTTGATAATCCATATAGGCTGCCAGTTATGCTTCCCAACGAAGCATCTAAACTTCCTGTAAATCTATAACTTCCACTAAAAGACTTGCTATTTGTCCAAACAGATCCACTATATATGAGAAAGTCTCCATTTAACAAATTCGATGAACTTACATTGGAAAGTGATTCCAAAGTAGTTGATGGATTGCTTCCTCCCGTGGCACCAATACCAGACAACGATCTAAATAAACCAGATTGAACAATAAGAGCATCGTTGGTAGTTAGAGATGAAACCGACCCTCCTTTCACAATCACATAACCCAAGTAAATACAATTAAAAGAAGTGTCGGGAGACTCAGAAAATACTTCTATATTTTCAAGAGACCGGGCCTCGGCGATGCTTTTATACGTATCATTCCCATAATAAACATTAAAGTATCCGTTCGTGTTAGGAGCCCA